GTTGCTTTAGAATAATCATCATTTAATTCCAACCCTGCCACTTCAGCGAATTGTGCGTTTGTCATTTAGTCCTCCTTTGGTTTTAAGTGGCCTTCGTCGATCTCAGCCTGGATTGCTTCTCTTGGGTCCCACATACCACGCTCATCGTTGTAGTAGTCCAGCCAGTAATCCTCCTTGGAAATTCGATTAGCCTCTCCAACGGGATACTTGAAGTGCTGGGCTAAGGCGAAAAATATAGCGTCTGTAAATTCTTTGGGGGTCATTGTCTATTCCTCACGATTTCTTTCAACTCATCCTTGGTGATTTTCGGCTTGCCCCTGTTCTCCGCCCTATCGTGGCACAGATAGCACAGCCCTATTAAGTTTTCGATTACATCCCGGCGCTTGCTCCCGCCCATGCCACGGGCAAAAATGTGGTGTGGTGGGCCAGATTCACGGCAACGGCAGTATTCACAAATGACGAACTCCCCCTCAACATAACCCATCCCGTCCAGATAAACTTTGACGTACTTCTTCATGCAAACCTCAGTATATTTTCAACAATTTCGTCAACATCATCCCTGGTGGTATCAATAAAATGCGCCAGGATCACATCAATAGCTTTATTATAAAAGAGGCTGAACTCATCCTCATCAACACTTTCAAAACTAAGTGAATCCGGGATATAAACAGTTTTCCCTTTGGTGGTAACGTGCTCAACATAATGACCGCATTTCAGCTTAATCTCAATCAGCATATCTTCTTCGACCTGATACCTTGATTGGTTGGTGAAAACGTAGTGGATCAGTGCTCTCCATTTCCGGTTAAAGGCTGCGTTCCTGGGCCGTTTGATTTCCACCTGGACAATAGTTCCCCGCTTCCAGCTCAACAGCTTTTCCTCATCCTCTGGCAGGGATGGGGTAAGGACGTTATTGACTTTGATTAGGTTAATTTTCATTGTTCTCTCGCCTTCCTATCTGCTACCACCCTAAGTACTCCCACAAATACACCAGCACACTCTTTAATGCGATCTATGTGAGCGGGACAATTTCTGATCATATTATCACACAATCTATCTAAATTTTTCTGCACTTCGTCCCAGGTTGCCGTATCCCCACACAAGTGCATGAAGCGCATCTCAATCTTCTTAAAGTAAATATCCTGTACTATTTCTTTTCGTGGTCGGCTCATTATTTACTCCTTAAAGGGGCAGGTGGCTACCCGACTGTCCACAACAGGCATTGCCAGGACAGAAGTTTGCATGGATAGCTCACCCGCCCGTTCATTGTTATCCTTCCAGGTCGTTGGGGCCTGGGGCTGGCTTAGATGTTTGAGGTTTGGGTGCTAACTGCTCAACATCTTCTTTTTTGCACACAGCTACATCAGAAGCCAGCATCTCTAAAAATATCCTGAGCGTTTTATCAAATTCAGCTTGGAACACTGGATCAGGATATATTTTTATTATTAGTGGTCGCAATCCTGGATAGTAAGACATCCAGTCCCAACGCTCATATTCAGTAACATACAAACTGGTCTGAATTTGTCTATGGTAGTCAGCAGGTAGAACTGGGTTTTTAAGATACTTAACCTGAGTAGAGCCTTTTGGATTCTTAATTTCAAGACCACGGCGCAGGGATGGCATTAATCCATCCGGGCTACAAAGTATCTCTTTTGATTCATCTTTATAGCACAACCCAGGGGTATCAATCTTTATCCCTTTGTTTAGGTAAGAGTAAAGTCTGCGAGCTTCATCTTCCCTGGCAATGCCCTCCTCTGTGTAGTAGCTTGAAAAGCCCTCATCCCTTCTCCCTGATATAAGCTCGGCTGCCAGTACCTCTGAATACCCAACAGCAGACTTAGACAGCTTTCCCGTTGCCAGTGCAATAAGCCCGGACTTGCTCGAAGATGGGATACCAAGTTTAGCATCAAACCATTCCTGTGATAACTGTTTAACGTCAAGAATAATCATCTTTTACCAGCCCTTCTTTCGTTCAGAGCCTCAACCGCCTTTTTATAAAACTCAGCGGGTATATGCTCTATCGACTCAGCATCAAGATAGGCGAGAAAGCTATCGTTGTCCATTGAATCCCCGATTTCGTCAATTAAGGACTGGATTGTCAAAGCCTGCCCCTGGGAGATATATTCAACCTCACCACCACCCATACCATCATCGTCCATGCCCTTAGCAGCCAGGCCGGTTGCAGCCAGCAGGGTATAACGCTGTTGATAAGTAATTGACGATTGGATAGCCTGTATTGGATTCTTCTTACCCGAAGTGTCAGAGGCCGAAGGGGGAAACGTCACGGAGTTGCTGTGGCCTAGTTCGTGGGTGATTGTGCAGGTCACGCTTATTCTACCATCTTCAGTAGTCTCAGTAGACCAATCTGCAAACAATCCATGCTCTGACAAAGCAGCACCAATAGTCGCTGCAATATCTCCAAGATCAGCATACATATATGACGTTCTTCCCGAACCTTCCTTGTGTTTGTAGTCAACCTTCTCAGTCTTGATTATGTCCGGGGCATTGGCCTTGAACGCAGCCATGGCTCTGTAATATGCTTTCTTAGCATCATTTTCTTCCTGCCGTTCCTGTAGGTCCATGATAGCAGTTATTTTTTCGATAGCATCACCACGCTTCATAGCCAAATCCAATATAGCCATAACCGGTGACATAGCCACATTAACCGGCATTATATCACTACTGTCTTCCTTGGGCTGGTGGACCGTTGGAATTTCAATATCCGTCTTCACAACGGGTATATCGGTCTGATTGTTTTCTGTTTCCATCATTTACTCCCTTCAAGTAAGTAAATCAGATTCAAATTCATCGTCGTTGATTTCCACGCCTTCCCCACCACCAATATCTTTGATAGCTTGGGTATTTGCAGCATCCGAAGCTGGCATTTCCTCAGAGTGGGTTACTGTGTGGGGTTTAACCTCTATGGCCTTACCATCCAGATCAAACTTAGTTTTGGTAAGTTCTTCTTTGGGTTTGGCAATTTCACTCCGGCCTTTCCTGGTCCGTTGGAGAATCTTTTGGACTCCTTCCAGATCACCGGCCTTTTGAAGCCTAGCAATCTCAAGTCGGTCCGTTTCTTCCATTCCAGTTAGGGGAAGATCATTAAGGTCAGATATATCACGGATATTAGGCTCAGGCTTCCTTTTAGGCTCTTCCTGCTCCGTTTCCGGCTCAGAGGCATCAACTACCACCTCTTCCACTGTTTCCTCTGCCACCGGCTCCTGGGTTAGTTTGGAATGGTTCTCTGCCAACTCATCACTGAGCTTGTCAACCTCTGCCTGTGGGTCATCATCATCAACAGATTGAGGCTTTCCGCAACCAGGGCAGCTCCACTCATCATCGGAATTGAACTCAATCTCATCCGGGAGAAAATCAGAGTCACAGTCTTTGCAGTGGTAGCCTGGTCCAATGACAGGTTTCACTTCTTCGGTGGTATCTTCTACCGGCTTAGGGGTAGGAACGTCCACAGGGGCTATCTCAGCAGGCTCAGATTGGGGTTCTGGTACGGGGAGATCGTTAATCGTTTCGCACGTTGGGCAAACCCAATGAACTTCATCACTGTCAACATCCTTCAGATCAAACAGCTCTTCACACTCTTTGTTTGAGCATTCCAGTAGCTCGTCAGCAGGTTCCTTCGGTGGTTGGTCGGTAATATCCATCTGCATATCTCTATCGGTCAATGGCTCAGACAGTAAAAGATTCTCATGTTCCAAGTCGTCGGTACTGTAAAACTCCACCCGGCCCTTATCATGGTTAATGATCCGGTGGCACATGGCGTGACGCTCTTCTGAGCCAAAATTCTTCGCCACCAGCTTTTCGTACATCGGGTCCCGGATTTCTTTTATGTCAGCGTTCTTTGCTGCGTCATACTTACGCTTCTGATCTTCCAGCTCCATGATTTCACTCAGGGATTCGGAAATTTCATGCTCCATCTCCTGAATTTCAGCAACCGTGAAGGTGTATAGATAATTCTTGGATTCAGCCATGATTACAACTCCTCTCCTGTGTTGGCGGATTCGTCATAACTATTAACTAGCTCACATTCCTTCAAAAGGATTGTGTGACGGTCCTCAACGGGTTTCGTGTCAACATATTCAAATATTACCTGGTAGGCTTCCCTGATAACTTCCTTTCCATCTTTGCTCATTACCGGCTTAGACAGTGCTTCGATACCAGCTCTCTTATCATCATCCAGGATATTAGCATCACGGACAATAATAACTTTCAGTTCCGGGTTAAGTGTAGCCAGCAGTTTAGCAGACATGGACCACAGCTCACCAGAGGACCGGTAAACTTCAGCAAATGTTCTATCGCCTACAGCCAGGCAACCGTTTTCATCGATGGACATATTGGAGAATGGCAGCTTACAGGACTTGATGTACGCAGTCCGATCCGCCAGGACCTTATCGATTGCTTTATTCTGTTTTACTCCCAGGTCCACTTGGGTCTTCAGGGCTGCTTTATCGTTGGTGTAGGTCTGGTAATCGTTAGCATCCCGGTTGGTCTGGTCAGCGTTGGCAATCTTTTCATCGATCTCAACGGTAGGCTTATGCTCCACCGGTTCCACCAGGCTATTAAGATGTTGTATTATGAAGTCTCTGCGATCATTAAACGGTATTTCTCCCCACCCACTACCCTTTTCACGGAGTTCTCCCGCCTTATCATCCATAAACTTTGTCAAAGCATAGGCTTCTAACTGGTCGCCAAGTAGCTCCTGCTCCTGATTAAACATTATGATTTTATCTTTTTCAGCCACCAGCTTCACCGTATCCACCGGCTCAACTTCCTTCAATTCTCCCCAATTAGCAACTACACCCTGCAACCGTTTGACTTCCCTGGTTATATCGGTGCGGTCAGCTTTCAGGGCCTTGACCTTTTCATCATATTCAGAGGTATCAATACCCAAAGCTAGAGCC